AAGGTGACGATATGAGCGAATTACAAACAAAAATAAACACGGCAATAGAACGCTTAAAAGCGTTTGAGCCTGCTGATGAACCGTATTATTTGTGCTTCAGCGGTGGTAAAGACAGCGACTGCATTCGTATTCTTGCTGACCTTGCAGGAGTAAAACACGATATAGTACATAACCTTACAACCGTTGACGCACCTGAAACAGTCCGATATATCAAGTCAATTCCAAATGTTCAAATCAAAATGCCTAAGTATTCAATGTGGCAGTTAATTGAAAAAAAGAAAATTCCACCTACAAGATTAGTTCGTTATTGTTGTAGTGAGTTAAAGGAAAAAGGTGGCAAAGGTCGAGTTAAGGTAACAGGTGTTCGTTGGGCTGAAAGCGCAAGCAGAAAGCAAAATGGTGGCATTGTAAAGATTATAGGCAAGCCTAAATCGACAATCGCACTTGCAGAAGAATTGCAAGCGGAATATGAACAAGTACCAAAAGGCGGTTTGATACTTAATATTGATAATGACGAAAGTCGCCGAATGGTTGAGCAATGTTACAGGACAACCTCAACACTTGTAAATCCTATCATTGATTGGACCGATGAGGATGTGTGGGAATTTCTGCATCACTATGGATGTAAGTCAAATCCATTATATCAATGTGGCGATAAGCGTATTGGTTGTATCGGTTGCCCTATGCAAGGTGGCAAAGGTATGAAAGCAGATTTTATCCGTTATCCAAAGTACCGAGATAACTATTTGCGAGCATTCAGACGAATGCTTAAAGCAAGAGAGGCAGCAGGGCTTGATAATTCGGTAGGTTGGAATACCCCTGAAGCCGTAATGATGTGGTGGGTCGGCGATAATCCATTGCAAATGAGCTTTGAAACACCTGAGTATTTGAAATGAGGTGATTTGATGATATTTTTAGAAAAAGGCAATTTCTATTTAGGTCGTGGAATATTTGACAATAATGGGAATGTAATTGAACAGACCGAGCCTAAATTTGTGAGTGATGATAGCGGTACTTGCATTATTGTTGGTGTACTCGATTCTGAAACAAAGAAACAGGTTGGAAAAGCAGATGTTTTCGGTGATTTTAACGCAACAGG